ATTTCTCCTGCTTCTAAATTTGCTAATCCTGTTGCGTTTTGCACTACATCCTCTGCGAATAATAAATGCGTTATTGTATCTCTTACCATTATCTAATAATTTAAGTTATTTAGATTGTTAAAATTATTCGAGCTTTTTAAGCTCATTTAAATTGGACGAATATGTTTTCGCCTCTATTGTTCCAGACATACGCGCTACAACCATCTCAATTATTTCTGCATGAGTGTGATCTGCAAGCTCGCAATCTGTAGACGAAATTAATGAAATTTGTTGCGGTTTCCTAATGTATCGTACTATATATTTTTGTAGCACATTTATACCCTCTGGAAGCAACAGTTCGATCTTCCCATCTAGTTGTAATCTTCTTATTTGTTTATACTTACCTTCAAGTACAGGTTTGTTAAAAGGATCTCGTATAGTCTTGTTATAATCATCATGTTGTAGAGGTTTAATCTCTACCTTATCTAATGACGTTTCATATACTGATCCACTTCCTGTAAAGGATACACCGGCAACCGCTGTTCCTTCAAATGTATCGCCAACGTTATATGCTGTGCCTCCGTATGTAATTGTACCAGTAGTTACTATATAAGTCGTTGACTCTTTTACTTTTCCTGATATTACTTTAACACCACCACATTTAGGGCTTAATACTGTTGCCTCTTCATTAATAGAAAACCAGTAGGTATCTGCTAATGTGTTTGGCAATAGTACGAAGCGCCCATTTGGCTTATTGTCCACTGAGCTTACCTCAGGGGTTAGTATTGCATTCTTAGTTACATTACGTAAATCATCTGTTCGTTTCTGAGTTTCCTCAAATCCTTTCCCCTGTGAGGAGTTACCGCTCATACGATGTTTAATAAAACGTTCCGTCTCCGTGTTTAGAAAAAAATCAATTTCATTGGCTTCGAAATTAACAAAGCCTAATGAGTCTATCTTATCTAATAGAATCCGTACTGCTGTATGCATACTTGCTACATTCATTTCCTTTTCTTAGGTTTAGTGAGTTTTGCCTTTAAAGCAATTTTAAGTTCTTGGTTTTGTGGATCCTCTAAATAAGCAGCGGCATCCTCTTCACCATGTCCTAGAATAATCTCCTGGTAATAATAGTGTCCACCTTTTACAGTTACTATCTTATCAGAAATCAAATTATAAATTAATAACCTAGATGCGTAATCAGACATATCAGTGATTCTATTAAATGCTGTTGGGTCATTCTTAGCTATCTTAAATAAGATATTTGTTGCTACTGAATCACTCATGTTTCCTGAGGCTTTCCCCATTAACTTTAAATAGTCTCTCTTCTCTGAACTTGAAAGCTCTGCAAACTTGTGTAGTGCTTTTACTTCTAAATCAATACTTGCGTTCTCACGTCTAGCGTCTTCCTCTTGGTCATATACTACATACTCAGCTTTTGGCCAGTTTGCTAGTTCATTCACAGAGTTTGCACAACGTGGGCTTGCTTTGATAAGTGCATAATCTAATTGATCTTGCGCACGGTCTAAATCTAGGTGTAATGGCTTGTCCGTTACTGTAACTGCATATTCCTTAAAGAAGGTAGAATGAGGAGCTAAATGCCCTTCTTCGTATCCTAATGCTTTCTCTAAGCTCTTTTGTTCTGCTGCACTTAACCCTGTTTTATATCCGCTTCTGTCAATACCTGCTACGATATGATCGTGACATTTAACGTATCTTGACTGTCTTGCCCAATTAGGTTTGTTTAATGATTTTAATATAATCTTTCTATTCTCGTTTTCCATGGTTTGTTTATATGGTTGTTATAATAAAGGAGGAGACGTTAGCCTCCTCCTTATGTTAATTATTTAGATGCTACACAAACTAATTCACCACAAGCAAGTGGATTCTTAATCATGATACCGCATTCTGTAAGCATGTGTACTGCGTACCCATCCTCGTTGTTTGATCTCATAGTAGATACTGAAGCTGCAGTTTTTCCATAAGGATCAACTGAACCAGCAGTATGCCATAATACCATCTCAGAATCTTTCTTATAACATTTTACAATGTTAGACTCTCCGCCGTGGATACCAAAATCCAAGATAGTAAATCTGTAAGACTCAATTGGTCTAGCTGATTTGAAATGTAACTGTCTGTTGATTACTTGATCATCATACAATGGTAAGTGCTTCAACGTGATTCTAGTTCCGTTAAGACCTTCATAAGTCTTAAACTGTCCACCTAATCCTAACTCTTGTCCAGATCCTGTAACAAACTTAGAATCAACTAAAGTGAATTGAGAAGCTGCTGCTCTCATCGCTTTGTCAAATTCATCAAAACCAAACTCACCTGTGAAACAGATAAACTCTCTACTTGCTTCTGGAGTTACATTATAAGATAAGTCAATTAAGAATTGTCTAATGATGTCTTCAGTTAAGTTAGTATAGTTTCTTCTGTTAGAAGGAGCGATTTGCTCTCTAATTCCTGCACCTTCATATACTGGTAATCCGTTGTTTCCAACCATATCAGTAACACCTTGTTGGTTGTTAGAGTACGTAGCATACCATAAAGATCTTTCAACCTCTTTGTACCATTGTGCCATAGCTTCCCATTCAGCGTAACGTGTCCATAACGTAGTAGCTTCATCAGTAGAAGGATCCTTTAATTGGATTACTAATACATCTGTTGCTGCAGATCTAGATACTTTGTATCCTTTTCTTAACGTAGACAAGTGATTTCTCATTTGAAACGGAGAACTGAAAGTAGTGTTTCCACCTACTGACATTTCAGGTACTGTAGTATACTCCTTAGAGAATTGACGACCTGGTTGAACCATTTTAGGATCCATGAAAGAAGTGTTATCACTTCCTACCATTCTTACGATGTAAACCCATCCTGAACCATCAAAATATGGATCTTCTTGTACTCTTACTCTGAAATCTCTATCATCTGCAGTTAACACTTCTTGTGCTGCAAACCATTTCTCTTCAAAAGTAATAGAGAAAGTCTGGCGATTAAGTCCTGGTGTTGTTGGTGTAATTCCACCGTCAAATCCAATTACTTCAATTGCTTTTTCATCATCACCTTGTAAGAACCAATCGTACTCACGATTTGTTAATTCTTTTTTTCTTCCCATACCGTCAGTTAAGTACTGCATAGGGTTCATTCCTGATCTACCAAAGATCCTAGCGACCATAGTTGATACTGTTTCTGGTTCCGTTAAGAACGCTTGAGACAAGTGATTCTGTAGTGTTAACCCAGAATGGTACTTAGTCTTTCGTAGTTGTAAATTATTTACTGCTCCCATTAATTTATTGTTTTATAGTTATTACTGTTTATATATGTTTTATCCAAACATACTTTTTAATGCAGACAAGTCATTCTTCTCTGCATCTTGTACAGGAGTCCTCCTAGTTGTTGTCTGTTTTTTTGATGTATCCGTATGTCTTCCAAGCTTCGCCATCAAATCCTTTGTTCCGTTACTCTTCGCTTTCTTTTCTAACTTGTTAAAGTTAAAGTCATTGAAATAGAAGAATGACATCTTTAATTGTTTCTCTTGATCCTGTGAATCAGTTAATAACCTAGTAGTTCCTGTCTTAGGGTCTACTTTAGTAATGTAGTCAAAGAAGTCCTGCTTGGTCTTTTTTGAAACATCGAATCCTGCGATGTCTTCTCTACCTTTAATATCTGTTTCTAAAGTCTCAATATATTTATTAATGTTTTCTACCTCAGCTGCCTTAGCGGCTTGCTGCTGTTGTACACCTTCTTGTATCTTATTTGCCTGCATCTTCTGAAGTTTACCTAGTGCTACGTTAGATCTTTTATCTAAGTTACCTGCATCTTCAAATGCTTGAATAGTCTCCTCTATGTCTTCTTGAGATTCTCCCTGCTCTGCATAGTATGCTCTTAACACTTGTTTCTGCATTCCTTCATTTTGGCCTAGTGCTTCAGATGAAAGCTGTTGGTAATCAGGACCGTTCACTAACTTCATAAACTGCCCTGGATCCCCGTTGTTCTCAATATAATCTAAGAACTGTTTAGATAAAGGATTCACAAAAGAATCTTTGTATTCATCTATTCCCTTCTGTACTGTATTTGAAACCATGTCTTGAAGTGCCTCTGGCGTATTCTCCATGTCCTCATCATACCCATCAAGTATCCCTTCATCAGAGAAGTGCTGGGCTAGTACTTTAAAAGTTTCAGTCTCCCCTTCTTCTTCTAGTTCTTTACTTGCTTTGTCTTTTGCT